TACCATACCACCCATTTGATAATTATTTATCGGGCCGCCCTGTTCTTGCCTATATTTAAATCCAGTATTGAAAGCTTCAAGATTCTTCATATAGTCAGGAAAATTTTCTTCTATGTTGCTTACTGTTTCAGGGTCAAGCTTTCTCCATCCTTTTCTTGTTGCAGAATAAACATCTCCACTTTCATAGTCTTTAGCAAAATGAATAGGGTCAAAAGGTCGTTTACCCTCCGCCATTCTTTTGACTTGTGTTTTATCACTGCCCATTTTTCTAATCTCTCTTACAGCTCCCAGCCCCGCTGCAAGTGCATTATAGCTACCTGTTGCACCTCCAGTTAAACTATTTAGAAGCAAATTTAAACCATATCCTTTTAAAGCACCTATACCAGAAGCTGGCCCTGCTGAAGGTCTCAAAATCGTATAATCATCTCTTGGATATATATATCTTTGCGCTATAATATCTCTTTGTTGCTCCGCACTTTTGCCAGAATTATACAACGTATCTCCTCTTTTTGCGCTGTAAGGAATAGGTTTTTTATCTGCATAAACTTGCCCACCTTCTTGCATCTTGCCCATAGCTTTGGCTATTGCCATACCGCGTTTGCGTTCATACTCTGATATCTTACCATCTCCATCTAGGTCTGATTTCTTTTTATCAAAACCAGTGCCTTGATTAAACATTCTACGGCTGTGTACCTCTCCACCATCTTCGTACTGTACCATACCGCCTTGCTGCTTACTTGTTCTCAATCCTAAGATATCTTCAAGTAAACTACGCGTTGTAATTAGATTATCTCTTCCGCCAAATAAATAATTTAAAAAATTACCTCTTTCATCTTCTGGCATATTTGGTATCCTACCAAAAGGTTCAAATGTATCTTGTGACATTTGAATTTCTTCAAGCGCTTCGTCCGGCAACATATTAACTTGTTCTCGCGCTGACATAACTTCCGGTCTATAGGGTTGAACTAAAGCGACTTCTTCAAGCTCTCCTAAAGAAATATTTGGACTCTCTCTTCTCATAGATAAAGGCGAGGTATCTCGTGCTTGTATTGCTAACTGCTCTTCAGCTGTTTTTAAAAAAGGATTTCTTGTACCTGTTTTTTCTCCCATCATAGCAGCTCTTTGAAAATTTTCTTTTTGCTTTTTAAAGAAGTTACTAATTCTACCACCATCTTCGTACTCTATCATACCACCTTGTTGTTTTTGTTTTGCTTTTGGATACTCTAATGTTGCTTGTCTTACAAGCTCACTAAAGGTATTCTCCATTTGCGCTTGTTTCATTCTTTTTTGAATGTTGTCAAAATCAGTAACATCTATTTTTTCTGCTGCTTTTTGTTTTAACATATCAGATAAAATTGGCAACATAGTAGTTCTACTTTGACCTTTGGTTTTTGTAGATTTGATTGGCTCTCCTTTTTTATCTACAAAACGAAAAGAATAATTTGCAGGACTTTTGAAAAAAACAGTGTCTATATCAAACGATTCTGGCTCAACACCAAATTTTCTTGCGTAGCCCTCCTTAGTAAAGCCGCCTTCTGGGGTAAACATACCTTCTTCTACAGGAAGACCTATGTTATCCCTGTATCTTTTTGCTAAATCAGCAATTTGTTCAAAACCTACTTCCCCACCTTCTTGATACATAGGTGATTTAGGCTCAGATATTCCGTTTTGCATAGAGGCAGAGGCAATCAACGCATCAATAGCAGTGTTGCCATTCTGCATTTGTTGTCTATCTCTACCTACTTGTGTGATTTGTTGTAGTACGGGCAAGTAATCAGGTACTGCCTCTTTTGGTATAATGTACTCTCCGCCCTCTAGCTCAACGTCTGGACCGTTAGCAACTGAGGCCGGAACTCCTCCTTCAGAATGTGATGGGCCTCTGACGAGACCGTAACTTGGGAATCTTCCCTTGCTTGTATTAGCCATATAGTATGTGGATTTATAGCCTTATGTTTATAAACAGTTAGTGAAGATATTCTTCACAGTCTATTAATATAGTTAATAAAATAATAGTATGCAAATAAATATTTTAATTTGTTCTAGCTCCTGTCATCCAGTTATATTTTTTAAGTTTAGAGAAGGTACTGCGTTTTTTATTTGACATTTTAAACTCGTCTTTAGTGCTGGCTTGGCTTTTGGGTGGACGTGCAAAATAGTCTGCATAGTATAACGCATCCATTAGGTCATCGTTTCTAGGTTTAGGGTGCTCAAAGAACTCATCAACGATTTCTGTCATCTCTCTACGGATATACAACTTCTTGGAGTTTACAATAGGTCCAAGTGTAGTTTCTAGCCTATCTTCCTTTTTAATTCTTGCTGGAGGCTTAACGCCTTTGAATATGCCCGGCATCAATCTTTTCTCATTAGCACTCATACGCGTTACCATATCTCTGACCATTTCTTGCGCTGCTACCGTTTCAATCGTTACGCGTTTTACCGGACTGTATTTCTTTGCTATCTCAATAATCTTTGCAGGAACATCAAATGTAGGTATGCGCTCTCTAAAGTATTCTAATACGTATCTATTCTTACGAGAATCAATAGCCATAACTAATATTACCTGATAATCAGAAGTATCTGATGCGGTAGCTGCAAGGTCTACACCAATGTAAATGTTTATTGGTATCATCTCGTCTTTTTCTGCTAGATAGTTAAAATTACTCATTTTTCTTCTATCACCAGAGTAGTATTGAATCCTATCTATCTTAAACGAAGCGTTCGTTACGTCTCGCGCATCGTTCATATACTCTTGTGCAAACTTATTAACAAGACCTGCTTCTATAAACTCCTGTTTCTTTGCTCCTAGTTTTTTTAATGAGAACTGTTCAGGCCATATAGACTTACCGCTCTCTATCGCACTATGAAAGTATACATCCCAAGGATAGTGCCTATCGTCTTTCTTTGCCTGCTGAAACCCATCATAGGTCATTTGTAAGAAACTATCAAAGTGTACAATCGTACCTGCAAGCCATATCCAGCCTTCTCTACCCGGTGATTCTTCTAATGCAGGATAAATTGTAGATACTACCCAACGCTTAATATCATTTCTTCTGTCGGGTGTCTTGGTATTGAGTTCAGATTCAAAGTCGTCTAAGATAATACCGGTATACCGTACATCTACTTCAGCACGACCTCTTAATCTTTGGCTAGTACCCTTTGCAATAATTCTATCACCCTTGGGCGTTACAAGGTCCTTCTCTGTCCAGCGCTTTCCAACACTACCGCCATCCATATTACCAAAGTAATACTTAATCATCTTATTTGTTTCTAAGTGATACCGTAAAAACTTGAGATGGTCAATGGATTGTCCCTGTTCTTCCGATACCCACGCAATAAAGTTTTGGGCATCCGCACCAGAAAAACATAATTTATGCAAGATAGCTGTCTTCGATAGTATAGATTTGCCAAAACCCCTAGGAAGTATGATACATATCCTTTCACCTGGCTTGGTAGATATCAATCGTTTTGATATTTGGTAGTGACAAAGGGGTGAGGCACTTTTGTTTAAGAAGTCGTTTGGCAAGAAGGCTCTACCAAAGAACAATAAATCATTATAACACTTTGCTAATACCTCATCTTTTTCTGACATCTCAGAGGCGGGAGGTATAATGTTAAATGTTTGCAGGCTATTGTCTAGCTGCTTTTCTTTTTTTGTAGGCTTCTCTTTTTCTTTTTTTGTTTTCAAGCGTTAGCTTTCTTTTTCGGCGCTTTCTTTCTTTGGCTTTTTTGTTCGGCATCTACCACTTGACCCTATTAGCCCAATAAGCTGCGCTCATTTTTCCTCTAGCGATATTTTTTCTATGTCTTGCTTTAAACGACTTGCGTTTCATTTTAGTTGCACGAGATTCCCCCGCTTTAAGCTTTCCCGCTGTCTCTGCACCTTGCTGTCCAAATCGTATCGTTTTAATCTTATCGCCTTCTTTGGCAACTACGATATGACTTTTCTTTGGATGGTTTGGTGTCCGCTTCGGTTTATTGAATCCACTTACACCAGCTCTAGCTAGGCGTGGGTCTTTTTTCCTCATGCTTTCCTCGTGGTCTTTTTACGGGTAGTTTTCTTTTTACCACCACGTATAAGGTCTGCATCGGCTTTACGTGCACCACCTTTACCAGTGGCAAAGCTACGAACACGTCCCGCTGCCCAAGCGTGGGCGCTTGTGCCGGGCCTCGAACCGCTCGAATAGAAAGCCCCTAACCCTCTGGAGTACACCTTAGACAGGGTAGACTTTGCTATCCCTGAACTTTTAGAGTATTTATTTATTACAGCAGCTTTTGAACTACCTCCGCTTTTTTTTGTTCCGCTTTTTTTTCTTGTTGGCATTTTGACTCCTCTCTTTTGATATTCTATCCATCATGGCTGGTGTGAGTTTACCAGCAGCATAAAGCTTTCTTGTTTCTATTATCTCTGATTCTACTTTAGATGGACTTTTAGCACCCCTAACGTATTTCTTAGGAACACCTCGTTTTGTCTTTGCTACTTTTTTAAATTTACGTTTCATGGTTATTTCTTCTTTTTCTTAACCATTCCACCCTTCATCATCTTCTTACGCTTGACCATTCCGCCACCCATCATCTTTTTCTTCTTCTTGGCGCCAGACTTCTTCTTCTTAGTATGATACGGCATTATTTACTCCTAATTAGTATTAATTGATATTTTGTACGATTCCAGGTCATGTATCTTGGATACTGCCACATTACCCTGCTTTACCTTCCGGTAACATATTAGACTCAAAGGCTTTTAGTTTATCACGGGAAAACCCGGTAAACTCCTGTATGAGCGCTACAGAGTCTGTTTTCTTCTCCGTAGATAGCAATCCTGAAATCTTCATCAATGTTTCTAGTGCGCGCAATTTATCTGCATCCCGTGCATCGCTTTTGTCTACTACTTCCTTTGCTTGTTCTAATAAGTATGTCTTGGTAATACCAAGGTCATTCATTAATTCTTCTACTTCTTTATTCACAAGTGTCCTTATCTTTTTTTGTTTGAGTAATACTTTGGTCCTTTTATGTGCATAATCCCTGTTATTGGTCTTATAGACATTCAAATACGCCTCTACTGGTTCTCTACCCAATGCTATCATCTTTGCAAACAACTTCTCTCTATGGGTAATAAACTTGCTCTCATCGTACTTTTTAAAGGTATAGATGTCCTTTGGCGGCTTACCCGTTAGTTTGTGGTCCTCTGTAGCAAAGGATGTACCCAGCAAGGTCCTTACGTAGTAGGTCTTCTTACCTTTCTTGTCGTTATACATCAATGCTTTACGTAAAATAGTAAGAACCTGCCCGTCATCGCTTGTTACCCACTGTCCTTCTTCTGCGGTCCTCCAGTCATCTTGCAACTCTTCTTTGCGGTGATGTTTACGAAACTCCTCCTCATTCTCGTATATATGGTAGTCCACTCCCTTTATGGTCTTTTTGTACATATTAGGCCTCTGCGGTGAACTCCCCATCGAATGTATCTATAAGCAGAGGCAGTTCAATCTCTTCTATGATGAGTAGTATCTCTGTCATGTAGTGAAAGTCCCCTGTTTCTTGAAACTTGCTGGACAAAGACTTCAATTCATCAATAGCTGGGCCTAAATCAAAAACCCCTTTTGGAGTTGCATTTTCCATGCAGATAATATAAAAATAGTTATTTTGGTATACAAGAAAAAAGGTGTTGACACTTATAGGTAAAAACCAATAAATTTAAAACGTCGGTTGAAGCAATTAATAATATATTAATATACTAATATATTAAAATACTAATATACTAATATATTAATATTCTAATATAGTAATATACTAATATACTAATATATTAGCGCGGTTTTATAATATTAGCGGCGGTGTGACCTTTCAATCACCTCGATTGGTATGTCCTCCTTTTATCACACCGTCGCCTTACCTTCCCTAAGCCAGTGCGCTCTCCCAAAGAGCTTGCGCCTGGCGCTACCTAAAATCTCTAAAATTTTGAAAAAAAAATTTAATTATGTGTCCCTTTCTTTTTTTTACACACGGCCCCCCCTCGTTAGGATTTCAGGTTGCAAAAGTTAGGTTGAAAAAAGCAAGGCCGATTCTAGGTTGAAATTTATTTTAAAAAAGATGGAACCTTTTTGAAACCTAGTAGTATTAAGAGTAAACATATTCATTTAATAGAAAGGAAATAAAATGAAAAAAGTAACAGTAGCAAAAAGAATAGAAAAGTTCTTGGTCAAGTATGACCTTGATTGCGATGTCCGTATTTACTTCAACAACATAGCTTGGGACTATGACAGCGATGGAAAGAAGACAGTTATTGAAGACATCAAAGCCTCAGATTATTGTGAGTATGCTAACGATAAAACCATTACAATGACCTTTGAGGGGCCATTGTATCACGCTTTAAATATGTACAATGGGTATGAGTTATACGAGAAATTTAACTCGCTTGACTTTGATAACCATTACTTTGAACTAGGACACTCCTGGAACTGTGCTTTTTACCCTAACTAACAAAACAAACAGGGGGGCGAAAGCCCCCCACAAAGAAAGGTAAATACTATGAAAATAGATGAACTAAAAAGAACCCTAGACAGCTTGACTTCTGACTTAGACAACATCGAGAACGGCGACACGCTTTACACTATAGAAAGTAACGCTTCCGAAGTAAGCTCTTATGCAGATTATATCGAGCAAGAAGTAAGCAACGCTCAACGTGCAATTAGTGACGTAAGGACTGAATTAAACTGCATTGTTGACAATCTTGACGACCTCGAAGGGTTTGACGTGGACAAGGTTAGACAAGAAGTAGCGGAAGAGCTGATATTTAAGCTTACTAATAAATTTGGTAAGTTTATTAAAGAAGCTCTTGCTTCTGACTTGTACCCCGATGAACTCAAGAAAGCACCCGCGAAGAAGTCAACAGAAACCGATAACCAATAAAAGTTAGGATGAAGGGAGGCGATCGCCTCCCTTCATCGGAAGGAAAGAAAATGAAACAATATAACGTAGAAATAGCAGAGGTCTTTGAAATTGCTTATGTACAGCACGTACACGTAGAAGCACCGGATGAAGACACTGCTGAAGCTAAAGCCCTTGAAAAAGCTCAGAATACACTAGCCTATGCACACGAAGAAAACAGAGGTATGCTAGAAAGGGAAATCGAAGTAGAAGAAGTCTAACTGAAGAGCCTTCAATAGGCGAAACCCGGGAACTTTCTCGGGTCTTAGACAGTATAAGATAGTAAGTTATTTGACATAAACAATCTTTCCCAGGTGAATCTATTGGACCGGTGCCTGAAAGCGTTCAAGGGAAAGAATAAAAGAAAAGGAAACACAATGGAACGTATAGCAAACAGAAACGCGCGTGAATACGTGCAGAGGAACGAACCCTTCCAAGGTTCAAATATGTTTGGCTTGTTTGATGACGATGATGAAGGAAGCAACACACCTTACGTTGTCTACTCTTACGGGTACCATTTCCCGATGTTTATTTACCTAGGTAATAGTTGGTATGAAAACTCGGATAAGTACTCAGCAAGCACATCGAAACAGCAAACACAAGCACACCCGCAGATGGATACAATTAAGATGACAACAAAAGAAATGAAGGAACTGCTAAAAAAGAACCTAAATGAAAGAATAAATAGGTCATAGGGTGTAGGGTCCTGGGCAAGACCATAAACTGCCCCCTTTCTATAAACTATTTTTTATAGACCATTCACGTAAGTAGTAATCATTACTATTAATTCACGTAGATAATTCACGTAAGTAGTTTTATACAGAACATTCACGTAGCTACTTTATTTTTTTAGGTCAATTCACGTAAA